TCTTTTTCATGGTGTTGATAATTTCTCTGTCTTCATTGAATCCCATATACTTCATTAAAGCAGAAGAACCCTCAAGTTCACTAATCAACCTGAGGATATCTATGGGATTTATATCAGAGTTTTCCATCCACAACTGCTCTGCCGACGACTCTAGTATACTGGTCTAGCGTTCCTTCTTGCTCGCATTTAAGGTGCCATCTAGTCATACTAATCACATCTTCTTTTTTTAATCCAGTAAGCATCTTACGACCTTCTTTTGTTTCAGAAGACCATAGACCCATTCTAGTTTCCCATACACGGAAACAATCATCAATCCATTCTACTTCAGCAATCTCGGGATGTACTGGTGGTTTTTGTGATTCAGTATTCATGTAATTAATTCGTTGTCTTTTAGATAATGTAGAGTTTCTTTTAACGATCCTCTATGATGAACTCCGATTGAAATCTGAGGATACTCTGCCTCTGGTCCGAACTCTGCTCGGAATTGACTTTCGGTAAATTCTTTATTCAGAACATACTCATGAAAGTCACTGTAGATACTTGTGAGGAGCATCGCAGCTCTCTCACATTCTTGATTGCCGTTACTGTAAATCCATGCTTGAGTTGTCATTTCTTTTGATGATTATACTCGATTACAATTTTTTCGTGTTCAGTAGTTCTATCACAACAAATGAAATAGTGTGCTTTACCATCTAGAAGTTCTTCAATCTTCTCTACTAGATTTTTAGCAATGTTCATTTTAGTTACATCAGTCACGTTGCCTCCAATCATCAGGTTTATCTTGTCTAAACCAGTCTACAATTTCATCTGCACCATCAAATCCCGATTTATAATTAGATGGGTCGGGATCTCCTAGCCCCATCTTATTCATAAAATCATCCATACTTCCCTCCTGAATATCCTGAGCAGCATGACGACGTGCTTTACGAAGCCACTCTCTAGCAGTAGTATTTGCTTTTGCTAGTTTTTCTGCCCAAATCATATCGTCCAGTTGGACTTCTTCTTTGTTTGCAATCTTAGAACAAATGAATTCTAGTCTGAGGCGATATTGAGTTGATAGCATACTAGTTAATTTTGAGTTTGTCTTTTAAATCAAGAACCTTGTTAACCTCGTTAACCGCAGCAGACATCCTAGCACCTAGGATATCCATGATATCTTCGTAGATTATTTCATTATCCACGTAGTCATCGAAGTATGTGTCGATTGCTTCTTTAAGATACCTTTTGCGATGCCACTCAGGGGAGTATGGTTTATACATGATGTTTACTGTTCAGTTTTGACTTCTTCTTCAGTCTTCTTATTAAAGCCAAAGGGTCCAATCTTAGTTTTGACTTTGTTTTTCATAGCAACACCAGCAAGAGATTCCATTACTTTTAGAACCTGCTCTGGTTTTGCTCCCTCACCCAGTTCTCGGGCGACGTAAAAATATTTAGGCCAGAACTCTTCACCCGCCTTTTCATAATCTTCAAGAGTGATTTCAAGTTTCATAATTAACCTCCTAGTTCTTTGATTTGTCTTTCAAGATCGCGAAGAACTTTTTCTGCAGTATATGCACCAGTTTCTTCTTTTCTGCGATCCATTTCTTCTTCCACCTTCTTAGTGATAGATGCATGACGCATGTGCTCACTTGGGTGTGCCATCATCTTCTTTGTTTGACTCATGCAAAATTGAAGTTGCAAGAGTTCCATGTCATCAAATTCAAGCATAATTAGGGAATATGGGTTGTGGTAAAACGTTAAAAGAAAAAGTAATTCGATCTTCATTATTTGTTCCAAAAGGAACTTTGTGAAGAACATGGGATCTAAAGATCAGCATACTATTTTGAGGAAATTCTATATCAATTTTGCTTTTAAAGCAATCATTGTTCGCATCAGATATATTATTATATTCTTGAGTAGAATTCATAAAGATAACTGGAGCTGAACCCTTTGGAAGTTTGCAAAAATAAATTATGCTGAAGTAGGACATTGGATGAACATGAAACTCTTGATAATTATTTTTATCATATGAGTTATACCATCCATTTGAGACTCTCCAATCAAACTCAGGCATTCCTAAACCTTTTGCAACTTGTTCACAGTTATGTAAAACAAGACTAGCTAGTTCTTTAAATTCTTTTACACTGCGAAATTCAGCATCCATACCAAAGGAATTTGTTGGAGATTTTTTCCCAGATGACCAAGCGTCCTCTCCATAACCCTTCCATTTTTTAGAGTACTTTTTGACTTTACTGATCAAGATCTTTCTCATATCTTCAGGAATAGCATCCTGAATTACACAGAAAGGTTCTGCAAACAATGGACTAATCTGTACTTGCTGATTCATTTTGTCGTTCTTCAAAGTCTCTTTCTATCTCTATATCAAGACGGTTGATAATACCTCTAAGTAGTTGAACTCGCGAAGAGGGAAACTCAATAGAGTCGTCTTTGGTATGTAAAAAAAGTGCATAGCTCAAAGCATTTGCCTCTTCAGGAATCATTTTTAAATTAATCATAGATCTCCTTCTTTACGATTCTCGGAATAATGAACATCAAAACTACCACCAGGATAGCGAGACTCTAGTTTCTCAACATTCATCTCAATGATCTCATCGAATGTAGTATCCAGAGCCATACATGCCTGAGCAAGATACCAGCAGATATCACCCAGTTCACGTTTCATGTGAAAAACATTTTCTTCATTGTAAGGTTTACCTTGCAAGAAGATTTTCTTCACGACCTCAGTGAACTCACCAGACTCTGCGGTCAAACCAAGAGCAGCAGTCAAAAGTTTTGAGACATCTGCACCATTAGCATCAAGTTCACGAAGACGTGCTTCTAGAATCCGTGGATCTGTACTAGGAGCACTAGTAACAGTGTACACGAATTCAAGATATTTTTTAGTATCAACTTTAGTCATGAAAATCAGGGATAAATGGTTCTTGTTCGGACTGAGGTAATTGTTGTTGAACGTCTACACGTTGACCATTAACTTCAATGTAATCTACCTCTTTCCAACTTCCACCAACACCGCCATCCATATTGACGACAATATCATTTGTAGGAAGTTGTTTTCTAGGAGATACATCAACGATGTCTCCTGGAAGAGGATTGAAGGTAAAGTAGTGTCCATCCCAGTATTTGTTTCTGGTATGCATAAGGTTGACTGCATCTCTTTCGATACCACAGTCAGCGATCTTCTTTCCGTCAGGATCAAATACAGAGTAGTAGCCGTTCATGAGAATTTAAATCCCTCAAATGATTTCTTGGGTTTTTGTTCCTCATAAGTATACTCCTCTTCTCGACCTGAGTCAAGTATGTCTTCCTGTGCTGATTGCTCACAATCATAGAGACGCATCTTTGCTCGGTCAATGCCGACGATAAATCTTTTGTTTATTGTAGGATCGTTATATCTGTTCTTCAGTTGCTTCACCATAATCTGTCCAAGCGATTCAAGTTCCTCAGTGCTAATAAGGGCAAACATAAGATCAGCAGTAGCAGGGAGACCAAAGGACTCACTAGTATCAGTAAGCTCAACATCAGAGCTACCATAACCAGAACGAGTGGTCTGGGTGGCAGATACGATAGGGACCTCGGTTTCGACAGCCAACCCTCTAAGTTCTTCTGCAATAGCCTTAATATAGCTATATGAATTGACAGAAAGGTTTCCGCGATACCGTGAGGAAGCACATATATTAAGGTAATCAATGAAAATAATATCAGGTCTAAATGACTTCTTAAGTGCAAGTTCGTTAATAAGTGACTTAAAGTGTCCACTGTGTGCGCTAGCGGTTGGATACTCTTTAATTATAAGAGTGCCTTGAGTTTTTTCAGCAAGTTTAGTTACCTTATTCTCAAACATCACTTTAGGAAGATCGCTCAGTTCCTGGATGTTTACGTTGAGAAGGTTAGCATCAATTCTTTCTGCAATTTTTTCTTCAGCCATCTCAAGCGTGATGTACAATACATTACTTCCTTGAAGGAGAACGGAAGCAGCCATATGGCACATAAACAGAGACTTACCGACACCTGTACCAGCAAGAGCGATGTTAAGAGTCTTGTTAGGAAGACCACCTTTTGTAATCTTGTTAAAATATTCAAGATCAAACGGGATACGATCCTCTTTCTTGTGGTAGGATTCGTACCTGGCTTCATAGTCCTGGAGATAATCATGACCAACGTTATTATCAAAACTTACAGATAAGGCATCTGATAAGATGCTGGGTATTGCATCACGATTTCTTTTATCATCTTGTCCATCAGCAATCTGAATGGAATCCATCAAAGCAAGATAAATTGCCCGATCTCTACACCACTTTTCTGTGGTATCAACTAACCAGTTTTGTTCTACAGTTACATCATCAAGACAAGAGATCAGATGACTGATCTCTTTATATACAGAATCATTGAAGTCAGATCGTTTCTGAATCTCAATAGAGAGTGCTTCCTTTGTAATAGGTTCATTGTATTGCTCTGTAAAAGAAGCAATCTCTTCAAACACAACTCTCTGATTGAAGTCTTCAAAGTATTCTTTTTTTAAAAATGGAAGGGTCTTTCGTAAAAATTCTTCATTATATAAAAGGCTTCTAAGGATTAGAAACTCAACTTTCTCCATATGAAAACTCCTTCCTCGCAATTTGATCTAGTTGCTCCATGACCTCTTCAGTAAAATATACTTCAGGATCCTTGAGAATCGCCTTAGCATACACTTTTTTGGTCTCTCCGTCAACAGTCATTTCATATCGACCAGCAACGTTTTTCCAAAGTCCGCCAATCTCACCGAGTTCAAGAAGACCATAATATCGATCAAGACCACGCTCATCGTAATACAAACGCACCGTAACATCTTTGTTCTCCTTACTCAAACGCGACTTAGCAGTCTTAGCCTTGATAAGATTTCCGATGACTGCCGTTCCATCCTTTTCTTTTTTCTTTGAGAGATAGATGATTGTAGACGCAGCATACTTGAGTCCACTGCCTCCACCCATTTCTTTTGTAGGGACATAAGATCCAATAACATCGTAGGTGTGGTTGGTAACGATCATAGGAATGTTTGCTTGACCCAGTTTAAGGGTAAGCATACGGAATGCTCCTTTGACGAGTTGAGATTTAGTCATGTCGCGGACTTGTTTGTCGTTGAGTGCATCTGTAATCTCCTTCTCGGTTGAAAGCATCCCTAGTGAGTCTAGCACAAACATGCAAGGACTGCGATCATCCTCTGGTGTTTTGAGATACATGTCTACTGCTCTCAGTGCTTTACTACGGAAGTCTTCAATAGTCACGACGTTGACCACCACAAGGCGGGTCATGTCGATACCACGACTCTCTAATAGTTGCTTGTTAACTGCAGCTTCTGTGTCAAAGTATAGACAGTACCCAGTGGGATTGCTATCAAGAAAATTTTTAACAACAGCCAGGGAAAAGAACGTTTTTCCAGTAGAAGACTCACCAGCAATGGCAGTAATCTTATTCCCAGATACACCGCCAAATATAGACCCTGAAACAAGTCCATTAAAAATGTACGAACCCGTGTCCACATATCTTTCAGTGTCGTCAATGTCTGCTGCGAGTTTTGTGTATTCATCACCAATCTCTTTTACAATGTCTTTCAAGAAATCCATAAATTAATTCCATCGTTTAGTTTTTAAATATTCTAGCACATCACCACGAACATCCATAAGTTCATGATAACATCTTTGGTTATGAGCACATTGTCTGAGCTTCGGATCTGGTTTCAGGACAGATTCAATGAATAGATCTAGACCTCTATTCCATTTATCTTTTTTAGTTTCACCGTCATCGATAGTGTATTGATCATGCATTTAATTTTCCTCTAAAGTATAGTTTAAACTTAAAGTTCTCCTTTCTTGTCCTTTCAATTTATGTGGATAGTATACATGACGAAGATTTGGTGGGAAAAGTAAAGTCATTCCAACATATTGGTCAGGTTCAAAAGAAGTACCAACCTGGCGAAGAGACTGACTCGTATCATATAAAAACGATAAGTCTCCATTAGGACATGGATCATTTTTCTCATTTACATAATCATTCTGACCTTCAGGATCTTCAGGGAGTTTTAAAATCATTACAGATGAAAGATCTCCACCATGAGTATGAACTGGAGTAAAATCAGTTTCGCCGTATATATTTACCCACCCATCAATAAAATTTGTATCATCAAAGTGAAGTATTTCATCTGCACCATCAGCATCAGTATCTAAAACTTTGTAGTAATACGAATCACAAGGAAGAATATCTCCATATTTAGTTGCACCAGTCATATCCAAATATTCTTGACCGAGATAATTCATAAAATCAATTAATCCGATTTCATCAGCAAAATCACGTTCTATGAAAGGATTTTTTATACTTCTAGATAAGAGATCATAATGAACTGGGTTTTTATCGTAATTATCAACATACTCATTCAATGCATCTACAATAAAGTCTGGACACTTTGCTTCCAAAATGACTGGTCCAAAAGGTTTATGTCCGTTAACTTCAAAATCCATAATAACTCCTACAATAAAACGATAATAGCACTAAGCAAAGAAAGAATCAAGACTGACTTTCTTTTCAACACTCCATCCAATAGCATCAAGAATAGACTTAAGAGGTTCTAAGAAACTCTTATCAAACTGCAAATCATAATCAATATACTGATTCAATTTTAACTCATTAGGAAACTCTTGAATAAATGATAACACATTTTCATGAATTGGATTTGGTTTCTTCATGTATATAAATTTAATCTTCTCACCATTATTGATGAGAGAATACTTGTTATCAAGTTTATTCTCTTTTATATAATGATTAAACAAGAGAGATCCCCTGATATGTATAGGAGTTCCCTTTGAATAAATGTCCGACGATGAAGCATACTTCTTCACATCTGATGCAGTTCTTGGGAAAGCAATTTCTTCAGGAGAAAGTTTTTTAAAATCTTTCCTACATTGATCAATGAATGAGATTACATCATCTTCAGTCTGTGTAAGAATAATCTTAAGAGCATCCTTAATCATCTTACGACAGGGAGCAGGAGTAGAAGACTTAACAGCCTCAAGTCCCATGATTTTCAATTTAGGATCTTCATAGCGTACACCTTCACTGTCCCATACGTTAAGAATATATCGCTTCTTCGCAGTCCAAATACCACGATCAGCGATATTCTCACGCTTCATGAACATTTTCTGTTCATACGCCGAAACATAATCCGCAAGATTCTGATAAGATTGTTCGATGAATGGTTCCAACTTGTCTTCACAGATCTGATCAAGTATTCCAACAACCTTTGTTTTATCGTCAGAGATATTACTAAAAAATTTAGTAACAAGAGGTCCAAGATTAAGATAGATTGAATCGGTGTCGGATGCAATAACATAATCCTCACCCTCGGTTTGAAGTAGTTTATTTAGATATCCATTCATCCTCATCTCGATCCACCTGATACTAACCTGACCGGAAAGTGTGATCGCTTCTGCATTGGCCAACTTATAATAACGAAAGTATTGATTACCAATAGCACCATAAGCAGAGTTGAGAGATATCTTCTTTGCCATTTGAATATTATTGCATCTAGAGATTTCTTTCTCAAGTGCAACACTAGGGGTTTTTTCATATTGTTGTTTGGCTGCAAGCATTTTCTTCTTGAAGACAACACGATCCCCATACATCTTCTCCATCAATTCAGGCAAGAACCCCTTTACATCTTTACGATACATAGCACCGTTAGCACAGATTGCATTATCCTTATATAATTCAAATGCAATCTCCTCATTCAAGATTTTATCTACATTGACTGTGGGATGTCTTTCATCCAGAAGAGTTTCTGGAGAGATGTTGTATTGCATAATAAGGTGAGGGTAGAGACTGTTAAGGTCAAAACTAACAACCCAATCATAAACTCCCGGAATAGGTTCTTTAACATAGGCTCCTGCATACTTGTCGTTTTTATCGGAACGTTCTTTCGGTGGAATAACCACGTCCTTGTCCTTCAAATAATTATATATGATATTATCCCACATCCGTACCTGATAGAACACATCGTTATAATTGACCTTTGCTTCGTAAGCCATAGTCACAGCGAGTTCAATGAGTTTCATCTTGCCTTCCAAGCGGTCTACAAGTTCA